AACCTCCTCACGTCGTCGAGTTCCCAGGCCCGCGCGCTTTCCGCGTCGTCTCTCTCCCATCGGGCCCCGTCATCGAACTCGCAGACGGCAAAGACGCTCTCGGTGAAACGCGCTGGGTCAAGGCGCTTCTCGTACCCGATCGCCGCGGTCTCAACGAGCCAGTCTACGAGGGGTGGAAAGAGATCAGCGCGGCGCTCGGTTGCTCCGTGCGTACTGCGATCCGTTACGCTCGCGAAGCGTTCAACCCGCTCCCAGTTCTCTACGGCGTCAACGAGAAGCCGTTCATCGTTCGCGCTCTCGTTCGCGCGTGGCTTACGTCTCGCACTTCCTCGCAAGCGCCCGTCATGAAGGGGAAGCGGAAGGCGTGACAACTTGCCGCGGTCGCACGCGTGTTCTCGCGTTCGTGCGTGCCATCGAGCGCGCAACACTTCCGAAGCGCCGTCGTGCTACGCGCTCCGTTGTTACGCGCCAAGCGTTCACGCTCGCTGAGCAAGCGGACATCGTTTCGGCCTGGAAGCAAGGTGCTCGTGCTCTGCGTCATGCTTGCGAGCGTTTCGCTGTGAGCTACGATGCGGTGGTGAACTTGCTAGAAGAGCATGAAGAGCGAAGGGGGATCGCGTTGTGGTCTAGACAGCAGCGATGTGCCTAGACTGGAAGCAAGATCAGAAGACACCGGGCGGGGTTTGAAGTCAACACCCGTTCATGGCAAACGAACAACACTGGCAGGATGTGACAACCTAGGCGAGTAATGACAGGAATGACAAGGCATATAGCGTCAAGCAATGTCATGGTACGCCACGTGGCACGGAACATTGGATTTCGTATCTTTTGGGTAGAGTCGGCGAGCGTTCTGAGGAGCGCCGCAAGCGGTAGAGGACGCGTGGGTGTGCATGCGCGCAACTCAACACGCGCATAACTAATCGATGTCGGCGGTCCCTGGTCATCTCGTAGAGACGGAAGTTCGGATCATGCACATGGTCGAACTGATGCTCGCGAACAAGTGGAAGACAGGAGCAACGGGACGCGAACTCGCGAAGGAGTGGGGCCTCACATATCAGCGTGTGCGCGTGATGGCTGCGGAGGCCTCGAAGATTGTGCGCCAAGACTTGCTCTCGAACGCGGCGCAGGTTCTCGTGCCTGCGCTAGAAGAGATCATCCAAGGTGGTCTCGGTGACGCGGGGACGGGGGACAAGATCGCTGCCGTGCAAGCCGCGAAGGTTTACGCGGATATTGCGGGGTTGACTCAGCATGAGAAGGAATCGGAGCCCGAGCACCGCGAGCAAACCTTGAAGGTTCAGTTTGTGGCGCCGGAGAGGCCGAAGGAGAAGAGCGAGTGACTAGTTGGGTTGACGAAGGAGGGTTTGTGTGCGCCAGAGATGGCAATTGCTACGCCGAGGCTTGGTCGTCCAAGTGCAAACCAACGGTCCACATGATATCGTGTTTTGAGCGCGCCACCGATGGCACGATGTTGCGGCTTGAATCATGGTCAACCCCGTTGGGCAAATCATCCGAACCATCTCGCCTTGCTTCAAAAGATGAGGTCCTCGGTTTGCTTGGCGCGTTTGTCCGTGGATGCGCCGGTAACTACGTTGCACAGATGTCCTAGTTGACCTGGCAATTCCTCCCCAACGCGCGGCGGCCGAACGATACGGCGTTGACGTGGTTCCAGTCGTGGCTCCTCTCTAGAGGAGGGTCACGGTTTGAGAGCGTTCGGAGCAACCCGCAACTTTATCCAGGTCGCGAGATCCGCGATGTGGTTGCGGTGGCCGCAAGGCGCTCGGGCAAGACGGTAGGGGAGCGCCTCGTCGCAACGATCGGTTGCATGGACGACGGGCCCGGCGACGTGGGCTATATGGCCCCAACGCTCGGACAGGCGAAGCGCATCTTTTGGCGCCCTCTCATGCAAGACCTCCGCAATCCGGAGGCGCGTGCGTTCCTCGCATCGAAGCCGAACAACAGCGAACTCTCGATCGAGTTTAAGAGCGGAACACGCCTCTACCTCTACAGCGCCGAAGCGTTCGAGCGCGTGCGCGGCGATGGGTTCAAACTTTTCCTCTGCGACGAGACGGCGGATCCGAGGTTCACCGACGAGGTGTTCAGCGAAGTTATCCGCCCGGCGCTTTCCGACAATCTGGGAACGCTCGTTCAAGTAGGAACGCCGAAGGGGCGCGGACGGTTCTACAAGGAATTCAAGAAGGGGCAGATCGGCGATAGCACGTACGACCCGAGATACGAATCGATCCAGGTGACAGCTATCGAGGCGGGCCTCATCGATCCGTCGGAGGTCAAGCGGGCGCGCGATACGCTTCCGACGCGGGCGTTTCGCCAAGAGTACGAGGCGACGTTCAACGCGTCTATCGGCCTCGTTTACGACGAGTGGGACGAGAGCAAGCACGTAGTCACGGCGGCGCAATTGCCGTTCGCGTTTGATGAGGTGATCGTCGGCGTGGACTGGGGCGTTGCAAAGCGCGGCGCGATGGTCGTCATCGGGATTGACCGGGTTGTCGTCCCAGGCGGCGACGACTACGACGCCGAAGAGATGCCGCGCGTTTGGATTCTTGAGGACAACAGCGAACGACTGCGACCCTATAGTTACTCAACGGATCGTGAGAATCCTGGCTGGTGGACGATAGCGCAGCGCATACAGCGCGAGTGGTCGCCGCGACGTTGGTATTGCGATCCTGCTGGCGGCGAACGAGAAGCGAACGAGGCGCAGGCAGCCGGTTATCTCACGCAGTTGCAAGAGGCCGTGAGCGGCGTTGACCCGAGCGCGCGCGTGGTTGCCGCAGATAACAAGGTGAGCCCCGGCATCTCGGCGGTTCAGACGTTTATGCACCACGATGCGTTCCTCAAGGAGGAGCCACGGCTTCGAGTTCTCAATACGTGCCAGACGTTTATCCGAGAAGTCGAAAACTATCGGTGGGCGACGGCGGCGGGGGCAACCGAAGATGACGATGACGGCTTCGAAGATAGGCCAGTCAAGAAAGACGACCATTGTTTCGTGGCGGGCACGATGGTGACCACGCTTCGCGGCGATGTTCCGATCGAGCAAATCGTAGCGGGTGACATGGTGCTCACCAGAAGCGGGTTCTATCCGGTCAAGGCGGCAGGAATGACCAACACCGACTCCGTGGTATTCGAACTGCGGTATGCGGGCGGCGCTGTTCGCGGGACTGGGAACCATCGCGTTTGGGCGGATGGTGGATGGCGTCGCATAGACGCGTTGACCTATGGCGACATGCTTGTGGCGTCCAGCAAAGCGGACGCGCGCGTGATGGACGTATCCGTTCTGGACAAGCGACAGCCCGTATACGACCTAACGGTTGACGGTCCGCCAGAGTTCTACGCAAACGGCATCCTCGTCCACAATTGCTCCGACGCGACACGCTATGCCGTCTTCACACATTTCTTCTCAAAACGCAGGGGCGGACGAAACGACGTCGGTCACGAAGATCGCGGGGGCTGAACTATGGCACACGCATTCAAACTTCTCCTAAGCGGAACAAGCCCGAGTTCGGCGTCCACCGTCGTCGGCAATATAGTCGGCGGATTGCAGAAACTCGCGTCGATTCGCGTGGACGCCGATCTGACGGGCGCGACGGGCGGAACGCTGGACGTGTATCTGCAAACCTCTCACGATGAGGGCTCGACGTGGCGCGACTACGCGCACTTCGCTCAGGTTGCAGCTGGCGCTGCTGTTGCGCACTTCTCGTTCATGGCATTCCGCGCAACGGGCTCGTCGACGATCATCGCAACGGGTAGCGGGACGTCTCCCGCACTCGCGGCAAACGCTGTGCTTGGCGGCGATTTCGGCGACCGAATGCGCGTCGTGTATGTAGCGGGCGCCGGCACGTCGGCGGGCGCAGCGCAGACCATCACGGTTAGCGGCACGATTGGATACGGCTCGGCCTAGTGGCATCGGCGAACGCATCTCCTGATTTCTTCGCGCGCCCGCAGCTCATCGAGCAAACGGGGCGTAGCAAAGAGATTCGCGTGCTCGCGTCCTATTACGATGGGTCGCAGTACGACGGAAAGCCGGATTGGTTCAACGGCATTGGACCAATGGGCGAGGAGGTGCCTCTTCGCGAGCGGAAGCCTTGCATCGTCTATCCACTGCCGAAAGCGTGCTGCAATCAAGCGACGCGGTTCACGTTTGGCGAAGGTCGCTACCCTCGCGTTGACGTAGAAGAGACGGACGCCGAGGGCGCGATTGCGGATGTGCTCGCGCTAAGTCACGACGACGCGGAGGCGCTCACCAAGTACATCGGCCACATTACCGAATCCTCGCGGCTCAAGAGCGCGATGCGATCGTTGCTGCGACACGGGCTATCGAACCGAACCGCCATCGCGTGCATCGGCGTGCGCCACGGCAAGTTCACAATCGACATGCCGCGCGCGCTCGATTGCTTTGCGGAGTTCGCGGATCCAGGTGACCCGTCAACCGAAGTCATTCGGATGACATGGTGCTTCCGCTTTCAAAAGCAGGTTGAGCGCCACGGCGCGGTCATCTCGATGTGGCATTGGTTCCGGCGCGACTACACGGACACCGAGGTTATCGCGTATGAGGACGTGCCCGATGAGGCGGGCAAAGAGATCCAGTGGACGCGCGATGAGGCGAACACGAAACCGCATGAGTTCGGGTTCTGTCCCGTGGTGTGGATTCGCAATCTGCCTGAACCGACGTGCAATGACATCGACGGCACGGCGCTCTACGAAGATCTCGAGGATGAGTTTGACGCGCTGAACTTTGCGCTCTCTCAGCGTCATCGCGGCATTGTCTATTTCGGCTCGCCGCAAGCATGGGAGACGGGCGTCGCCGACGAGGAGCGCCCGTATCAGACGGGGCGCACAGCGGTCAACACGGGCCCCGTGCTCAACGCGCATCAAGCGAAGATCGCGGCGGACCAAGCTCGCGAGCAAGCGGCAGCGCGAGTCGGCGCAGCGAACGAGGCAATTGCCAAGGGCATCGCGCCTCGAATGTCAACCCCGGCGCGCAAGTCAGCGCCCGATCGCATTCAGTCGTACAAGAGCTCGGAAGTAAAACTCGGGATCATCGAGACGACAGGCGCGGCGTTCGATGCGGCGTCAAAGCATGTGCTCGATATCCGAGCGCGCATCCTTGAGGCGATCGACGTGATCTTGCTCGATCCGACGACGGTAGCGGGCAAGGGCGATGTTTCAGCGAAGGCGCTCGCGCTTATGTACGCGCCGCTCCTCGCGCTCGTCGACGAACTCCGCGATTGCTGGTGGGCGAGCGGGTTGCAGCCGATTCTGTCGATGATGCTTCGGATCACGGCAACCATGGGCGGCAAAGGTCTCTATGTCCCTGGCGCCATGAAGGCCGCAAAGATCCTGTCTCGGTTCTTTATGAAACCAGAGGGGGCGGAGGCGCCGATCTGGTGTTGCCCGAAACTCTGTCCAACGTGGGGCGCTTACTTCTCGCTGCCGAAGCCGGAGCCGAAAGACGCGATAGACATCGCATCGAAGGCGAAGGAAGCGAAGCTCATTACGCCCGCAACGGCCACCTCCTACGTCGCGCAAGAGTTCGGCGTCGTGGACGCGGACGAAGAGTCAGAGCAAGCGGAAGGCGAGACGTTATCGAACGCGCAGTCGGCGCTTGATGAGGCAAAGGCGAACCTGCCGATCGACGGGCAATCACCCGATGGTGAACCAATTGAGCCCGACGATGCACAGGTCGAGGATGGCGCGGCGCTCACGGAGAAACCGAAGCGAGTTCCTCCTCAGCGCAAGCCTCCAGCCGCGAAGGCGAAGCCCGCGTTTAAGAAGCGCGTTAAGAAGCGCGTTAAGAACGCAGCGTGATCAGACGGAGTAAGGGAACGGATCTTGTGTGCGTGTGACTGCCCGGCGCTGCGGGGCGATTGTCAATTCGGAGGTCGACCCAACCAAAGAAAGTGTCACCGACCACCCCGCAGAACGAAGCATGTCAGATACCTTCTTTGCGATGTCAGCATGGACCTGGATGGTCCGGCTACCACTTTTGATGGAGACGCTTATCCGCTCGCACTCCTTTCCAAAATCGGCCACTGAAACCGCAACATCATCGGGCGACGGAAACTTAAAATCGGACATGGCTTCTCCTTTGGGTAAAGGCAGCGTGATGGGCTCGCAGCCACCACAACACCCATACGCCATCCGGTCGTTGGGCCGCTCTACTTTTGGCGTAACGCTGCCATCAATAAACTAACCACGATGACACCTACCGCAAGCCCTCTCGACGAAGCCGACCGCGCGAAGATCATCGCGTCGCTCAACATCCGATTGGCAGACGCGTCGGACCTCTACAACGGGGCGAAACAGGCACATTGGAATGTGCGCGCTCCGAACTTCAGCGAACTGCACGCGTTGTTCGATAAGATAGCGGACATGCTATCGGGCCACGTCGACACGATCGCAGAGCGCGTCATGATGCTCGGCGGTGCTGCGGAAGGCACCACCTCTCAGGTCGGCGAGGCGACCGAAATCGAAGAGTTTCCGAAAGCGTTGGTCGCGGGACGAGACAATGTTGCAGCGTTGTTCGCGCGCTTGACGGCACACAATGCGGGACTGCACGAAACAATGGCACTCGCTGACGACCGGGGCGACGTCAACACCGTGACGCTCCTCTCGGATATCTCGCTCGCCGTTGAGAAGATGGCGTGGATGCTTGCAGCGCACGTCGCGGCTTCCTGAAAGGCACGCATGGCGTCATCGATCACGGTACCAGGTAGCGTCGACAGTGTTGACTTGCCCCAGGTTGTCATCAACCTGCACAAGTCGGTGGCGGCTGATATCGAGGCGTCGCAGTCGGTTGCGACAACATTGTCCGCAAAATTATCGCGCACAGCCTGGCAATCCGACGTCCCGACGGGTGCATATACCGACCTCGACGCAGCATTCGGTTTTACGCCCGCGTCGTGGACGGACCAGGTTGCTGGATACGATCCGATCGTTCAGGCCACCAGCGAAAATCAGCCATCGGCGTCCACATTGAGCGGGCGTCCAGCGGTCTACTTCAACGGCGCTGCCGTGAAGCGAATGCAAGACAACGACGCTACCACGGCGGCGGAGTATACGTGGGTCGTTGCCTTCGCGCCGGACGCCTCGCAAACGGCGGTCCTAGCGAACGTGATTGGTAACTATGCGTGGGGCGCACCCGGCGGCGGCACAGTCACGTTGCTCGGGATGACCAGTGCTAGACGGATAACCGTCTATCAGGCACAGGTAACACCCGACGTGCAACTAGAGGCGGCTAAGGGGCCAGTGCTAGCGCTCAACACGCCGGTCGTTGTGACATTCGCGGTGCGAGGCGCTCGACGGTATCTCTACCTCAACGGAGTGCTGGAGACCTCAGACCTTGCGGATCAGAGCAACCTCACGACGAAATTGGCGCGGTGGGATGGCGACATCAACGGTGCGTCGCAGTTTGGTGGATATTTATTCCGCTCTCTCCGCGTCGCAGCCGCGTGGCCGCGACGGAAGCAGATTGCGGCCGAGATGGCGTTACTAGACTATCTCGGCGTCGTTTTGCCGAGCGCGCTGATTTACATGGACGGCGACAGTTACGGGGCGTCGGCGACGTCGACTCTACAGGCACACACTCAGGATGCGATCAGTGCGCGCACTTCGCAAACGTATCGCATTGTGGAGGTGGCGATATCCGGGTCAAAGGCTGTCGAAATGGCGGCACGCGCTCCGTATCGCATAGCGCCTGGATACAACCCGATCTTCGCGCACAACGTCGCGGTATTGCTCCAGCAGCACAACTCTGTCAAAGATAACGCGCGGAGTGCACCGCAGGTACTACAAGACATCGCGGACTGGTACGCGGTATGTCGCAACGCTGGGTTCGCGGCTGATCACATCTTCGTCGGAACAAACGTGCAATCGAGCGCTCTTGATCCGTACGCAGCGAAACTCGCCACAATCAACACGGGGATCCGAGCGGCCTACGGGGCGCAAGCAGTAGACTTCGCGTCGATTGTTGGCATGACGTACGCTGACGCGGATCACCCAGACGATGCGGGGTACACGTTGATGGGGACGATGCTTGGGGCCGCGCTAGCGGCGCGCATTGCGTAGGAGCACGGAGCGTCTTGGCCTCCCCCGATGTCTCGCAGCAATCCAAGGCCGCGCACCTCGCAAGCCTCGAGGCAATGCTAAGCGCGGAACGCTCGCTCCGTTCCGACGTGCTAAGCGAGGCACGCACCGTTACCAAGGCAGCGGGGCGTCACTCGACGGCGGACGCGGCACGGGTTGCCGCGGTCCTGTCATCGCGGGCACTAGGAACGCGTATACGGCCCTTGCTCGCGGCGTCCGCGTCAAAGGCGCAAGCGAGTGGCGCGAGCGCGCTAACGGGCGAACTGGACGCGGCACGGGGCAAACTTGAGAGCAACGGAGCGGAGTCGCTCCCTGGTTCATGGGTCAAGCCGAGTTCGTTCGAGGTGGACCACGAGCGCGTCAGGCGAGCGGCGGCGGACATCGAGCGCGAGTACCTCCGCCAAGCGATGAAGATCATCGCGGCGCGCGATGCGGCGAACGAGCCGATGTACTCGGCGCTGGAGGCTTCGGTGCCAGAGCGCGCAATCGACACGGTTACAGCAACCGAGGGCGCGACGACGTTCTGCGCTGGTAGGCAGGCGCGCCTTCAAACCATACGCCACGAATACGACGGAGCGAATTGGCTTCCTGCGTTGTTCGCGATGCGCGACGAAACACTTGATCGCCGGACGTGCCCCGTGTGCTATAGGGCGGACGGCGATATGCGGCACATCGGATTTGCGTTCGATAATGATTGGCCGAACGTGCGGCATCCGCGATGCCGGGGTGTTCAGGTGGTGATCCCGGTGATTGCATTCATGGGGCGCCACGAGAAACTTGCAGCGTAACGAGGAATCATGGCTTTTTTCTGTCAGTTCAAAGATCCCAAGTCTGCCATCGGCGAAGAGTGCGGGGCGCGCATCGTCGCTCCCGGTCACTGCATTTCGTGCAAGGGCTCGGTGCCTGACCACGACGGCACGCCGAACGCGTGCGCGGCGGAGAGTGCCGCAGAGCGCGAGATGGCGAAGCACCGTGATGCGCGCGGCGAAGTGAAGATGCTTCCCGATATCGAGCGAGCTTGCCTTGCCGTGGCCCTAGCGTCGCTTTCCAAGTCGCGCAAGAGTGATGTCGACGGCGATGTCAAGGCGCCGCCTCGCAACGAATCCAAGCAAGCCGGTAAACCGGCGGTCCAGTAACTTACCTTAACCACAGGAGGCCAATTGTATGGCCGTCACGTCAGGCACGGTTTCCAATGTGAGCACCATCCGCTCGGAGGCGCTCGATCCGCTTCAGCACGCGCTCGTTCTGTTCACCATGAGCGGGACCTACGCGCAGGCTGATAACAGCATCCTTTCGTCGGTTCACACGGCGATCAGCAATTCGCGGCGCAACGGCAAGACCGTCACGCTCAAGAATGCGGCGTGCTATCAGATGGCACGCAAGGATAGCAACGCGGCCCTTATGATGGGTCTCAAGACCGTCGCGATTTCGACGAACGATATCACGTTCGAGATCACGGAGTCAGCAACGGCGGGCACGGTCGACCTTTCGACCGAACTCGCGAACGGCACGATCCCTACGCAGATCGTTCCGTTTGGTCTCATCGTCGGTTTCACCGAGGCGTAGTAACGTAGCCCAACGGCTACGGCTAATGGGCGCTCCGATCGGCCCTCGCGTCCGTTATCGCGAGTAGTAGGAGATTACCCAATGTCAGAGGTTACAGGCGGCGCGGTTGACGCGCAAGTTGTTGATGCGGCGGAAACAAGCGCGACAAGCGCTCCGGCGTCGCAAATCCAACCGGCGGGAAAACCGAAGGTTGCGGCGGCGGACGTTCGTTCGATGCCAGCCGACGAGTTCAATAAGCGCCTCGCGCAAGCGGAGGCGGCGGGCGAAAAGAAAACCCTTGCGGCGCTCGGTGTTGAAAAGCCGGACGAAATCAAGGCGCGTCTCGCGCGTTTGAAGGAACTCGAAGACGCGCAACTTTCCGACAAGGAGCGCACGGAGAAGAAACTTGCCGAATTGCAGGCATTGGCCGAAGCGAGCAAATCCGTTTCGACCGTTGCCGAAGATGCGGTAAAGGAACTCTACGACGCGCTACCTGAGCACATCCGCTTGGCGGTCGACGAGTTGAGGCCGAAGAATGCGGAAGAGCGCCTGAAGTACGTGCGCGCATTCCGCAAGGCAGGATTGACGGTTGCGCCATCGAGCGCTGCGCCTATCACGCAAGAGGCTTCAGCTCCCGCCGCGACAACGCAGCAAACGGCTCCGCCCGCACCAGCGGCGCCGGCAAATTCGGGGGTTGCCCCCGGTGCTCCTAAACCAGCAACGCGGACGAAACTCGACGAGTATCGCGAATTGTCCGCGAAGAATCCGATTGCCGCGGGGGTCTTTTACCAGGCCAACAAGGCAGCCATTGAGGCGGCAAGGCCGACCTCGTAACGTAGAGGGTATTTCTTATGAGCTTTATCGGGCGTTCAACGCTCCCGCAGAACTTCCTTGATTCCGTCACGGACGGGATGAGGCTTCCCAATCCGCAGCCGCAGTTTTACTTTGCGAAGATGGCGGTCGGCGCACAGGCGCGCTCGGCGGCAATCTCAATGGGAATGGACACGGCTGGCAACTTCATGAAGCAGATGTTCGGCGGCGCGCAAGTGCCTCTGGACTTCGATTCGCTCGCCATCGCGGCGGATGCCTACCCCGGCGCGGTTATGGCCGTTCAGGGTTTCGGCCTCAACGCGGGCGACACGATCAAGATGCGCCGTCCGATCTATGACGGCGGCGGATACACGCGCGACGCTCGCCGCGTTGTGCAGGGAAAGCCGACGTCGCTCACGGGCCAGAATGTGCGCGCCGAAGAGGTGCCGGTGGTCCTCGAGCAATACGAGGGGCCGTACGACACCACGAACTCCGAGGTTCGGCCGTACCAGATCCAGAACTTCGACGCGCAGTTCCGGCATAACAAGGACCAACTCGCGTCGCTCGCCGCGCAGAACTTGATGTACGACTACACGGTGTTTCTCGATACCGTGGTTCGTGATCTCTTCCGAGGCACGCAGTACATCACCTACGCGAACGGCAACACGAGCGTCTCGGCGTTCACGGCGGGCGCGGGCAACTCGATTACGCTGGATCTCATCCTGCGTTCGTCGCGCGCGCTCATCGACCGCAACCGCAAGCCGTTCCCGAACGGCAAATACATGTGCCTCGTTCCGCCGGTGTTCGATACGGACATTCCACAGGATCCGGCCTATCGCCAACTCAGCGCGTACCAGGGCAACGATCGCAATCCGATCTTCGGCTACGTCGGCACGGTTCACGACGTCGACATCTTCAAGGTGAAGACGCTCAAGACCTACGCGGCGGCCGAAGCGGTTCCCGGTGACGCGAACGTCGTTCCCGCTGGTTCGTCCGTGTACGAAGGCCTCGTGTTTGGCCCCGACGCCGTTGGGTTCGGGCAAGCGCAAGGTCCGACGTGCTACGACACGAGCGATACGGACTACGGCAAGAATGCCAAGGTCCTGTGGCGCTCGACCGAGGCGTTCCAACTCCTCGATGAGCGCGGCGTGCAACGCATGCTCTTCCAGGACGCGTGAGGTGAAGCATGGCTAACTCAGCGGCAAACAAAGCATTCGTCGCGCGGTCGGCGGCCATTCTCACCACGGGCGAGGTTGCGGCTTCGCGCCTTGATCTCAACCTGTGTTGGGGTGGCCTCGTCAGCGTCGATGTGGATTTCACGCTCGGCTCGCTCACAAACGGAATCCTTCGGTTCTACGTTTCGGCGGACGGCACGACGTACAAGCCGATCGCAATCGGCGGCATCGTTTCCACGGAGACGATCACGGCGGACGCGACGCGCGCCTACATCTTTCCCGCACTGCCGGGGTGGAAATGGTTTCGCGCGACGATCCAGGGCACGGGCACGGTTACCAGCTCTTCGGCGACGATCACGTATCGGCGTCTTGCGCCCGGTAGCCAGGTCTGATGAGCGGCGGAACGGATAGCCTTCGATGACAGCAGTCCTCACAGCGGCGGAGACCGAGAATCTTCGCTACCATCTCGGTTATGGAAATGTGAGTATCGGAGGCTATCCGTATACGCCGGACGGCTATTTCGAGTTGTTCACGAACGTCATCGCGCAGTATCTCACGAGCGGCGCGACGACGACATCGAGCACGGTCGTATCGGCGGCGGGCATCGTCGAAATCACGCCTGCGTCGATGACCGGAATTGCGACGCATGTGCGCCTCGTGATTGACGTTGCCCCCGACGAGGAAACGGTTGTTGTGCGCGCGACGACGGCGACCACGTTTTCGGCGACGTTCACGAAGGCACACGCGGCGCCGTTTGCGATTGAAGTGGAAAGCGGAGTCACGCGGCTCCGAACTCTTCTCACCGCGGCGGATCGTGCGTTAGCCGATGCATTCAGCGGCGACACGGCAGCCACGGCGGGCGTCAAAAAGGTCGACGAGATCGAGTTCTTTCAGGCGCTCAAGGGCGGCACAACGTTGCTTGCGATGGCTGGCAAACTCGAGCAATATCGCCGCATCGTCTTGGCGATTGCGGACCTGGTGAGGGTGCGCCCGCGGTGGGAAGCGGATGACTACGCAATGCTTCGGCGCGAGGTGTATTAGTGTCGCGCGATGCGTTTCTGAAACTCGCGGCTAAGATTCGCCTGATACCATCGAGCCCCGCATTCGACATCCTCACGTCTCGCGTATTCGTACGCGTGCGAACGTGGGCGGGAACGACCGAGGGGGCAGAGGCTAGGGCGGGCGCTGTCACCACAAGCGACGTTGAGATCCTTCCGCGTCCTCGCGTGCGCCACACGAGTCCAGGGTCAATCACAATCGGGCCGATCCAACCCGAGTGCGCGGTTGGCGGCATTCTGTTGTCGGACTTGCTTAGCGTCAAAGATGTGAAAGGGCGCGAAGGCGTGATCTTCAAGATCATCGATCCGCTTGGCAACACGCAACAATACGTTGCCGATGACATCGACGGTACAATGGCGCTACACTACACCATCAAGGCGAGCGCAATCGGCACGGCGCGCACGGTACCGAACGCACTATGACGTCGGTTGCGTCAAAGATTGGGGCGACCGAACTGCCGCTTGCGGCGGGCGCGGCGAACGCACCCATTGCCGAACCGCTTCTCAATCTGTTGCTTGCGTATTGCGGGCACTGGATCAAGACGTCGGTCGACCCGCAGTTGTCGCTGCTTGAAGGGCCGTCGGTTGCGGCGGGGGTTGCCGTCGCAGTGACGGACGCGTGCCCAGAAGCGACACGATACCCGCACGCTCCCGGTTCATGGTGGATGCGCGACCCCGCCTTGCTTGGCGACGAAGAGACGGGCGATGGTGCCGTACCCGTGCTCTACATTTGGGAGCGCTCATGCAAGGTAACGCGCTACTCGCTTGTGTACGATATGCAAGAGCGCAACCTTGGCGTCTTCTACGTGTTCCCTGAGTGCCGCGGGCTCGATGGTCAACGCGCAAGGGCAGGGCTTCTGAGCGCGATTAACAAGGCGCTTCTCCGCGCCTCACAGCGCAACAGCCACCCGACGTTCACTTACCAAGGCACATTGTACCCGAACGTGCCAATCACCTCGATCATTGCCGAACGCGGGCGCGTCTCGTGGGAGTTCACCGAGAGCGCGATCGGATTCGAGGTTCCAGTGCCTAGCGCGAACGCCTCACCCGGCGGAACAGCGGCAGGCGGATACTCGCAGTATGGGTTCCCCGCGCTGCGAGCTACCATCATGACGAAGGAACTCATCGGGCACGACACACTCGTCGACCCTGATGACGTCGCGCTTGACACGGCGCTTGATATCTACACGAACGAAGAAGGCGACGCGCAAAATCTCGCGCTCTTTAGTCAGAGCGTAGCGCCATCGCCCACGGGGCAACCATGACCATCGGCGACGACTTCCGCGCACGGCAAGGGGCCACAGTCTACGCGACGGCGGCTTTGCTGGCGGCAGACCCGGGGCCCACATCAACGCCGCGCTATGCCTACGTGGTGAGCCTTGACAGGCATTTCTATTGGGACGCTGGCGGGACCGCTACGCCTGACAACATCACCGTCATCGGGACGAACGGCAACCAAGGCGCTGGGGTGTGGCTCGTCGTTCCGCAGGCATCGGCGATCACGACAACCTACAGGGTGTCACAGACCGTTCTGTATACAGGGCTCACCGATAGCGGAGCATCGAAAACGATATCGCTGTACAGCGTATTGCCAACGGGCGCAGTGCTGTTGACGCGTCAACTAACATTGACAACGCCGTTCGTTGCGCCGGGGCTCACGCGCTTGGAGTTGACGATCGGCGTCGCTGGCGGCTTCGAGGTTATGACGCCGTTTCGATGCGAGGGCTCGGCCACGGTCACCAAGGGAACCGATGGCACCAATCCCCAAGGCGTCTACGGCGGGCAACAACTTACGGCAAAATTCGCCGCGTCGGGCGCTCTACTTTCGGCGCTCACGGCAGGCTCCATTACAATCCTCTCGACCTATGTCGTTCCGGTGGCTGCTTGAAATTACTCTCTTTCTTGTTCGTGGTCGCGTCAACGCTCGGATGCGGTTCTGTCTCGTCAATCCCCGTGCCTGCCGATGGCGGAGTCTGTGAAGGCGAATGCTGGACCGGGCTTCATTCGGGTGTGTGTTCGGCGGATGGCGCATGCGAATGCCGCTCAAACAATGACTGCGACCCGCACAACTTGGAACCGTGTCTCGTGTTCAATTGCCAAAACGGCGACTGCGGCGCGGGCGTTCCGATCCACGAGGGCGGTTCATGTTTCACGCCGACGATTCCGTCTGGCAAATGCTTCGGCGGGGCGTGCACCGCTTCGCCATAACCCAACATTTTGCAAGGGCTTAAACTATGAGGTCACCGCTTAAAGTGATCGCCGTACCCGGGGCGCTGGTCAACGATGACCTCGCACTTCAGGCCGGCGATCGGTTCCGATTCGTGGGTCGTTCCCCCGCTCCTACGCCGTTCAGTGGCGAGATGGATATGCGCCCGCTTGTCGAGCGCTTTCCCCCGGTTGCGTG